CCCCCCCCCCGGGCCGCCGAGCCCGCCCGCCGCAAATATCTGGTTGCTGTCCCATGCGCAGTTATGCCAGACGTTGGTATCCTTGCGGCTTCCCGCATTGCTCTCATCATCCATGCCGTCAAAGCTCCCGAGATACGGCAGCTGATATTCGCGGATGGATTTCCATCTGGTCTCATAGGTGCTGCGCTTATCGATGAGCTGCTTGACTGTCTGCTGCACTTCCTTGCGGCTGATAGATAGACGCGCCGCGAGGTCGCTTGCACGAATGAGCGGGGGCAGGCGTGCTCCCTGCATGATTTGTTCCTGCATATTTCCTCCTTATCCGAGGGTTGTGCGTCCGCCGCCATTGGCGAGCGTTCCGAGAATGGTCTCACGGTCGCTGCTGAGCATTGTCGATGCACGACCGCGGCGCCTGCGCTGACTTGCAGACGCGTTATCCTGCGATCCGATATCCGACGACTGTACGGCCGTCGGTGCCGGGTCTACTTTCGGTGGGGGTGTATAACTCACACTGCCGCCTCCTCCGCTGCACATAGGATCACCTCCTTTCACGGCAATAAAAAAGCAACATGAGCATGCTCACATTGCTTCAAAGGGATCATAGTCCGTATTACAGCGAGCATCTTCTTCCTTCCATCCTGCCGCTGGAATAAATACCGGCCGGGCGAACGTCAGAACAAACCCATCGGCAAGGTCAGGGCTTTTCCCTGTCCGTTCCTTGAGCTTGTCCTTTGGCTCTAGAATGATTCGCCCTGTCGGGTTGAATTTGTACTCTACCGTTGAGAGCTCTGTCTTGAGCTCCGCATTCTGTGGAATTGCACCGCCTGCCTCAAGCCATGCGCGGCACTTAAAATACATCTCCGCACGAATATTTGCGTAACGCTGCGCATCCATCGCCATCTCACCGAAATTGACCTCCGACACCTGATAACGCAGCTGCCGTAGACGATCAATCACACCTGCGCCCATTGCCCCCGCATCGATAAATGTTGCATGCGGATGATGCTGATCGATGCAGTCAATCACGCGGCTTGCAGTCTCCATTGTGGAAAGCCCTTGAAACGTACGGATATCCTTAAGCCAAAGCCCTTGACGGATACAGAGCACTGTCCTGTCATCGCCGAATCGTGCCACATCCACGCCGAGGATCACAGGCTGCCCGAGCACATCATCGTCCTTGAGCAGCCTGTTTGCGGCGGCCGTGACAAGATCAATCGGGATAACCACATCAGATGCAGAGGCGGTAAAGTCACATAGGAGCTCCTGCCGAATCTCCATCTCTGTCATCTGCGCCTGCATATCCTTCAGTTCTTCGGCGGGAAGCACGCCTGTTTCATCAGCCCTATAAATGCAAGAGTACCAACCCGCCGATTTCTCCGCGTGTTGGTACATCTCGTAAAACTGATTCTGCCCCTTCGGCGTCCCAATGAATACCGCCCATCCCTCGCGGTCTGCAAGCGCAGGACGGATAACGCCGCCCCAGAGTTCGGGCTTGATATCCGCATACTCGTCGAGGATTACCCCGTCGAGGTAGATGCCGCGCAATGCGTCGGGATGATCTGCACCGATGATATAGAGCCTTGCTCCCGGTGATCTTGCATGCCGCGTCGGCAGTTCGATATACAGTTCTGATTCGTTCACCGCGCGCCCTGGAATCGGATTTGTGTAGTATTTGAGATACTCCCACGCCACACGCTTTGCCTGATTGCGATATGGTGCAACATAGGCATAGACAGGTGCCTTTTTGTCATTGAGTATCGCCTTACGTATCATCTCATTGACGGTGCCGACCGTCTTTCCGAATCGCCTGTGACATACAAGCACAGCAAAGCGATTGTTTGTGAGCGCGGGATGAATCGTATCCTTCCATATCGGGCGCGGCGTGTACGGGATTACAATCTCACTCATGTGCCGCCCTCCCATCGGAATGTCAAGGGGCCGCCATCAGCGCCACTGAGAGACAATTTATCGTTGAACATACCGATATGCCTCCCTAAAAGCTCGAGCGCCTTGATCTTGTCGTGCAGCTTTAGTTCGAAACCATTTACGCTCTGCTTAACAACCGCGAGTGCAGCACGCTGATCGGCAGAGAGCTCTTGCGTCTCGTTGAACATAACTGTCTGATATGTGACCTCAGTACCATCATCTTTCGTACGCGTTTGCGTCTCAACATGTAGGTAGTCTGCTATGTTTGCAAAGGCAATCCGTGCGAGCTCTTTGACGACACGATCTTGGGATATTTCTGTTCGCTTTTGGAGGTCTTTTTGACGACGTGCGATCTCAACTTGGATATTAACATTTCTTAACAGCCTTGCTGCAGCTGCAGCCGCCGTCTTAGGACTATATCCCGCACGAATTGCCGCCTGTGTCGCGTTGAAATCAACAAGGTACTCATCTACAAACCTAATCTGCTTCGGTGTCAGTTTCACGTCATCACCTCCTTACTTATAAAAAACCCGGATATTTTACATTTCACGTAAACGAAACATAAAAAATCGCAGAAATTTATATCTCACGTCTGCAATATGCATTATTGCTATCAAAAATGCCACGTATGGATACAATCTCTGCATGCAAAAAGGACACCGCGCGAGCGATGCCCTTGTGTTCAGTTTTCCTACTCTACTATCATATCACATTTTCGCGAAGAAAAAAGGAAGTAAAAGGGAACAAAAAGTCGGTTAAAAATACCGTTGGGAAAATGATTAAGTTATCCGCACATCACCAATTCAAAGGCTCTGTAATTCCTCTTTGTCTTCTATATTCTTCTAACTCTCTTTTTTCTTCCGCCCTTATTCGATCGCTATATTCTCCCAGCATATGATCAGGTATATTGTGCTCATCCATAAAAGCATCTGTTTGTTTTCTCCAATATCTTGCTCTTATCTCTTGAAGTGTAAAATCTCTAATTTTAGAGATTTCCTCATTATTCAATATCTTATCATATTGCTTGTCTTCACTTAAAAAATCCATCTTATATACCTCCTATACTATAAGCGTATTATGAGGCATTCTTTACGATAACGCAAGTTTAATCTGCGTCGGTCTCACCGACACCCCAAACAACATGAGCGCAACATCCCGCAACACCTTCCGGCCCTTCTCCTTTGCCCACTTCTCCGTATAGCTCAGCGCCTCAGCAATCTCTACCCACGACTGCCCGCGCATATACCGCTCCCGTAATAGCTCCACATCCGCATCATCCAGCGATTCAAATGCCCTGCCAATTGCCCGTATCGTGCGCTCCATCTCATCCCTACGCATTCGCATATCAGCGATATACCCCTCCAGCTTGATGCGCCGTGCAGCAGCCGCCTCCGTAATCGTCAGTTCCCTTGTACCTCCGCAGATACGATCATCTCCATACTGGATAGAGGATATGGATTCGTCACGCAAGATCATCTCCTGTGCCTCAATCTCCTCTGTGAGATTCGTGACGGCGACCTTCATCTTTGCATAGTTCTGCAAAAGCCGCTTTGTCTCCCTGATATAGTCGCCGTACTCTCTCACTTTGTTTCCTCCTATCTACGCACCAAAAGAGCGGCACATCACAGTTCTTTCTTCTCACTTCAACACGGGGCGTCCCGTCTTCAAATCATACAGCCTCGTATCTGTTCCATATGTGACGGATTTCTCATATCCGTGCTTGTCCGCCCACTCTTGGAAAATCTTCGTAAGCATATTGCTCAACTCATCGAGGGCGGATTGCTCAGGACATTCAAGGTAGTCCTCGTCAAGACCTTCTTCGCCCATTTGGCGTCACATATCTTCAATGACTTCTTCGCCTCTCACGCAAAGCTCAAGCTGCTCCTCTTTCCAGATGTAGACAGTTTCTTCTTCGTCTGCATTTCTCCTCGCATCCTCTAACGCCTCCTCAATGCTGGAGAAATAGAACTGCGCCCGCTCCCCCTCTTCGTTGAAGCTATACAAATACAGTTCCTCAGGCATTCTATTCACCTCCTCAAAACGGAATATCATCGTCGGGTACAGGCGTCCCTGCATATGTTCCTCCGTTTGTAGTGCTTTCCCCGCCGCCCTTGCTGTCGCAGAACTCCATGCTCTGGACGACAACCTCCGTCACATAGCGTTTCGTTCCATCGTTGGCGTCATAGCTTCGCGTCTGGATGCGCCCCTCGACGGCGATCTTTTTCCCTTTTGTGCAATACTGGCTGATTACCTCCGCCGTCTTTTCCCACGCCACGCACGAGATAAAATCCGCCTGTTGATTCCCATCCCCGCTCCTGCGCCTGTCAATCGCAAGCGTAAACGAGGCGTAAGCCTTCCCGCTCTGCGTGTACTTCACATTCGGGTCTCGCGTGAGCCGTCCGATTCCTACCCAGTGATTCATTTGGATTCCTCCTCTACGGGCTTTCCCGTTTTCAGATCATAGAGAACGTCTTTTTTTCCTGTCGGGACATAAATCCATCTTGTTATTCCATGCTCCTTA